TAAAGATAAAGCTGATTATCTAATGTATAGTTCTTAAAATGTTCGCTATTAATAGTATACGTACCTGCCTGACTAAAATAAAGATAAATCTGATTATTTAATGTATAATTCTTGAAATGTTCACTATTAATAGTATATGTACCTGACTGACTAAAATATAATAAAAGTGAATTATTCAGCCTCAAATGCTGCATATCTGCACTGTTAATAATCGGCGTTACAAGTACAGGTCTTAAATCAATGTAACCAAGATTATCACCACATTTCAAGAATACATTTGAGTTAAAATTATTAATTTTTGCATCATTCAAAAATATTTTAGTCAATGCAAGTGAATTAATCACTCTCACAGTATAGGTGGCGGCTCCGCTGTATGCATGTGTTCTTGAACCGGTACCTGTATAATTATTTCCAGACGAATCACCCCAGTTAATTCTTATTCCTTCACTGTTTATAACATCTAATGCATCAAGTTTAAGTGTTTGTGCTCCGGTTGTAATACAAGTCATTGTGAATGACCAGCATCTTGCAACGGCATATTTCGTCGAATAGTTGCCGTCTTTTTTATACATAATCTTCCACCAGTAATCATTCACAAAGTTCAAACCTGTAAGCGTTTTACTCGTTGTCGCTGGCGTAGCCGTAGCAACTTCAGAATAATTCACGCCATCTGTTGAGCCTAATATTGAGATGTTGTCATAATCCTGACCACCGTTATTCGTCCACGAAATTGTTACCTGTGAATCACTATCAACAACTATTTTCGCATTGCTCGTATAACGTGACGACCAATAACTACCACTACGCTTTTTAATTTGTGACCATATTATCCATTCATTATTTCTCATATATTTCTCCTTTCACAGCTATTATTTCCCATTCATTTGTTGTTCTACCAAAACTGTCATTTATTAACTCATAAGCCGCTTCTTTACCAGTTACAGGGCCTATTAAACGATTTGCCGGCTTTTGATATGTACCGCTCGGCGGAGCATTTGTCAAGCCTCCTAATTGAATTTTACCACCTACATTTGTCTTTAAAATAAGTGCATCATATAAGCCTTTCAAAATATTATCTACTTCATCGGTAGTCAAGCCTGCCGAAAATATAAAGTTTTCAATTCTTGTAAATGCTGAAAAATCACTTCTTGAAATAGTTATTATCACATTTTGTGATATTATATCTATAATTACATAATATTTTTTTATATTATAGTTTTTAAAATGTTCGCTATTAATATTAAACGTACTTGCCTGACTAAAATAAAGATAAAGCTGACTATTTAATGTATAGTTTTTGAAATGTTCGCTGTTAATATTATACGTACCCGTTTGTGTTAAAATTAATCGAAGTGTATCATTCAACTTCAAATTCTGCATATCGGCACTATTAATAACCGGCGTTGTAAGGTTATATCCTAATTCAATATAATTAAGATTATCGCCGCATTTCAAAAATACATTTGAGTTAAAATTGTTAATTGCACTATTATCTAAATAAATTTTCGTTAATGCAAGTGAGTTAATCACTTTAATTATATATGTTCCAGCTTGTACGTAATTATGCTGTTTTGGTAAACCATTAGAAGTATAATTATAATTATTTCCCGTTGTATCACCCCAGTCAATTCTCATACCTTCTCCTTCTATAACATCTAATAAATCAAGTGATAATAAATATGCACTTGTTGTGATACACGTCATTGTGAATGACCAGCATCTTGCAACGGCATATTTCGTCGAATAGTTGCCGTCTTTTTTATATAAAATTTTAAACCAATAATCACTTGTATAACCTACAATAGTCTTGCTTGTTGCACCTACATTAGCTGTAGTGAGTGGTGAATAATTTTTTCCGTCATTTGAAACCCATATTGAAATTTCATCATAATCCTGACCGCCATTGTTCGTCCACAAAAGTGTTATATCTGTATCATTTTCAACAACAACTTTTGCATCACTCGTAAAACGTGTTGACCAATATGCATACCAAAACTCACAAATTTCAAGTAAATCTACGTTAGTTAAACACTCTCTTACATCATATTCTTCTCTTAAACTAATAAATCTTCTCGGAAAACCTATGAATTCAAAGTCAATAACTCCACCTTCAGGTTCAATATCTATTCTTATTCCTGTTATTATATTATCTTTCCAATCATTTCCAGACCAGTCCAAATTCCACATATCAGCTATATATATATGCCATTGTCCATCGCTAATTATTTCGTCAATTTGCTTATAATATTCATTTATATAATAATGACTATTTGTAGCATAAAATATAGTTCTTTTACCGAAATTAGGCGGTACAGTAGAAGATACTCGATATTTAATTATCAGATAACGATATAAATTGCCACTTATTGAAAGAAGCTCTTTATATATAAAACTATCGTCAGCCGTTGCAGTCTTTCTTGCATATATTAATCCATTTTCCTCATTTAATGTTAAAGTGCAATTATTTTTCTCCCAAGTATCTACAATTTTTACAGGCGTAAATTCTTCATTTATATTTAACAAATCAAGCCAGCAGTTCATGTTTCTATAATCATATCTTCTCGGGAATCCTATAAACTCAAAATCAACAATCCCAGCTTCAGGCTCAATATCTATTCTTATACCAGTTATCGTGTTATCCTTCCAGTCAGTTCCGCCAGCGTCCAAATTCCACATATCTGCTACATATATATGCCATTGTCCATCACTAATTATTTCACCAATCTGCTTAATATATGCATCATCGTAATTATGTGCACTTGTTTTATAAAATATAGTCCTCATTCCAATAGAAGTCGGGACATTAGATGATACTCTATATTTAATTATAAGATAGCGATATAAATTACCACTTATTGAAAGCTCTTTTGATATATAACAATCATCCGCTGTTTTTGTCTGTCTTATATATATTATCCCATACTCGGTGTTTACCGTCAAAGTGCAATTATTCTTAATCCATGCACTTGTATTTTGAATATTTGTATGTTCTTCATTTACATTTAATTTATTATATTTATACTCTTCACCCTCATTAAGTTTAATATACACCGGCAGATTCATTATTTTTTGTAAAGGTTTGCTATACTGCGTTTTCAATTCATTAGCAAGATATTCGTTTAATTCATAATAAACAGATGGTGAATAGCGATCAGCCCAAGCAGACGTCGCAGCAAAAGAAAAATATGCTAACCTTTCAATTGTGTTACATGTTATTTCTGCCTCTCCGCTGCTTCCGCTTAGAACTATCTTATCAATTCTTGCTGTGCCTTCTACATAATCTTGTACGTGATAATAATTGCCAAAAAGGTCACCGGATATATTTATAAAATATGGTTGTTGAGTAAATTCGTCCGGAGGATATGTCGTAAAAACAATATATATTTCTTCACTGCTTATTTTTTGTTTACTTAATTGTACGTCGGCATCGAGAAAAGCTTGTCCATATAAATTTATAAAATTATCTATTGTTGTTTCAATATCTGTATTAAATATCATTTCTTTTGTTACACCATTACATGTTATATTGCCACTTCCACCACTACCTTGTATTAAAATTTTAGCCACTTCCGGCGTTGATGGTACATTGTCTCGCACTGTTGTTACAGTACCTGTGAGATCGCCGCTAATATTAACAATAGTAGTTGCTCCCGAAAAATCTTGCCCCGCAACAGATGAGGTAAAATATATAGTATTTATCTCTTCACCTGTGCCTTGCGAAATTATTACATCACTATCTAAATAGTCGTCATAATATTGAGAAATAAATTTATTGACAACTTCTGATAAAATTTGACTTCTTACCAATTGACCTTGAAATTGTTCAATAACATTATATAAGCCTGAATCTGTTATATCACCAAATTCAGTGTCAATTTCAATATTTCGTCCTTCAATGCCGTTTGTTTTACTGATAACTTTTTCTGCAATATTTTCAGCTTCTTCTTTGTACTTTATTTGATAATACTTATTTTTTAATCTGACACCAAATACATTGTCACCAGGTGTAGCTTCAAGTCTCTGCCAGAAACTTCTTACGCCTCTCCTGTAACATATATTAAACGACGTTGCATACATTTTAAGGTTACGATAACAAGCATAGAACGTTGTATTAACGTCATATACCTCACCATTTTTCACATAACCACCATATAGATTTATATATAATTGACTTCGATATGTTGAAGGCACAACACGTCTGAATTTTTTCCAGCCCGAAAACCCATTTTCAATACTTATAGGTTCTGTGTATATTGTTCCCATATTACCCCATTTGTAATTTTCTGAATCTGCAACAAACAATCCAAGTGGCGGTGTTGTACCTTTGACCGTTATACCTATTCTGCCGCATAAATTATCTATTAATGATTTGTCCGGTTTATACATTGCATATTCAAATTCAAAAACAACATATTCTCCAGGATTCAAATTCAAATAATCTCCAAATAGCTGATATATGCCTGTTGTATGATCAGAAGTGCTCTTTATAGCTATACCTTCAGTTTCTTCAGCCACAATTTCGCTTATATGTTTAATATTAGCTTGCGTACCTGTTAATGTCCAAAATTTTAATTTTTTATTTGTTATATCATAACTGCTTGCCGGCAGATTATGATTATCTATCCAGCTCTCACGATTACCATAATCAAAATTAACTTTTATGCTCTTCGCTGATTGTTCAAATGTTAATACTCCTCCGTCCGTTGACTTTAGATTTGATTTCAAATCACATCTATCAATAAGAACTTCCGGTTTGATTGATATGCTTGTTTTTGTTGTTTCTGAAGTAAATAGTCTTCCATATATTATCTCATTTTGCAATTCAACCGGCCGGTAAATTGTAAATACATTCTCAGATTGAACAATAGCTGCATTAAACCCTTTCAAAATTTTTAATAATACATCATAACAATTCATCTCTGCAAATAAATCTACATTTATTAGAGTTTGATCGAACGGAGAATCATTTACGCTATTTTTCATAGTTTTTTCGTAAATATTAATATATTCAGCAAAAGTTGCATAGCCTATTTTACCAAGAATAACCATTATTATTTTATTTATTCTCCAAAATCCATTGTAAGGTGTTCCATTATCATCAAACATTATTTCTTTAAGATGAGATAGTCCGTCTATTGCCTGAACTGAAACAAAATAGGGAGAGTCGTCGTACGGCTCCTGATAGTCATTAATAACGTAACCTCTAAAAATATGATTATTATTTTTTGTAATAAAAACTCTACAATACAGATTATCTGATGAATATAATTCAAGAAACCTAAAATGCTGTTTGCACAAAATATTTATAGTAGCAGTTTTTGTTGCTATATGACTAACTTGTTCATCATTTAACTCTTTTTTAAGAATTAAAGGTTGTCCGGCAAGTATGATGCTATAAATATTGCCAGAATAACCATCAAACTGAAATTCCACAATCCAATTATTTTCCTCATTATCTCTAAATTCACCTTTATATTTTGTTTTCCATGTCATATTGTTCTATAATTTATTCCCATATTTCTTTCCATCGCTAAAACTATATCTGTACCTTTTATCTTTCCAACAACTTCAATAGTTTGTTTACCACCTACCAGTCTTTGTAATCTATCAAGCGGTGCGACCACTTCAGGATTTGTTCGTGCACTCGCATATTCACCAACGATCGCAGACGTCGGGCCATAAACTATACCCCCTTCTGCCATTTTTCTTTTCTTACCCAAAGAAGCCATTGTAGCAAGCATCATAGTAATACCGCCTATTGCAGCCAGCACTCCTGCAACACCTTTCCAACCTTCTCCGGCAAAAATATGAGCTGCTGCTAATGTCTCAAGAACAGGTATAAGGGCGAAAGCTGATTCTGATATAACTCCCATAGCTTCGCTAAAATTAACTTCACTATCTGCCATTACGTTATTAATTACAGACCCTACATTTGCAAAGCTATTTGCCATAGTCATCGTAATTCCTCCAAAAGTTTGTGCCGCTTCACTCCAAAAGTCAATAAACATTCGTGCATTTTCCCTCATCGGTCTAAGGTCTAAATTCAAGGCAGGTGCAAATGAAGGCGCTCCAACTCCTGAAACGACCATCGGCGGCGCAAGTGGCAGTGATGGTATTTCGCTCGTTGCTTTTGCAACATTTTCTGTCTTATTTTCAATAGCATCAAGCATATCGCCATACCTGTCAGCAAGATTAAGCTGATTCTGTAAAGCTATTTGTGCATCAAGATATGCCTGCGAATATGCTACTATTTTATCACGATGTTTATCTGTCAAATCATTTATCGGTCTCCAGACGGCAGCATATTTACGCATCTCCGCCGGCAATTTTGCTATCTCTTCATTGATGAGGTTCGCATAATATTCCTGAAATTTTATAGGATTAACATTAAGTTTTTGCTCACTATATAATTTTGTTAAATTACTTAATATGTCGTGCTGCTCTTTCGGTATTTTTGCATAATTAAGTACATAATCCTGTACTAATTTTGCATCTTCCTTAGATATATTATATTTTTTCTGTAAAAATCCAAGTTCTGCTCCAATGCCTTCTTCAGCAAGCTGTTTATGCAGCGCTAATTCTCCCTCGACAGCTTTTCTTATCTTCTCTTCAGCCGCTGCTCTCTCATCAGTCGTTAATTTTACTCTACGAAGTATTCCACGAGCTTCAGCTATCTGCAACTGATATTCTTTTGATAAATAATTAATTGACCTTTGCCTATCTCCGAGATCGTCGAGTATTGCTGAATATTCTTTTGCTGCCAGATAAGCATCTTTAAGTGATACGCTGAAATCCATCGTTGCAAGACTTTGAGCCGTTGTAAGTGCAACTGACTTAATTCCGCTTATAGTATTTGCAAGCTCATCACCAGCTAATTGTGTCGTATCAAATATTTTCTTTATTGTCATTGCAGCCATTCCGACTGCTCCTGACGTAAATATTGCCGTTATAGTTTTTGATACACCAGATAGCTTACTACTGAAATTTTTTGTTGCATTATAAGCATCTTTAAGCCTTTTTTCAAATTCTTTTGTGTCCAGCCCAAGCTTCGCCTTCAGTTTTCCTTCGTCAGCCATATCACTTTATTCATTAACTTATTCATCTCTTCCCATTCCTCTTTTGTCATAAGCTTATTAACCGGCTTCTTATTATCAATTATTAGCGGCATAATATCCTCTCCTCTAACAGCTGCGGCGCCCTCTTTCCTATGAATATTTATCAGCGTAGCCGTTATCTCACGTTGTAACAGTAATTCTCTCGATATTCTATACTCATAACCTTCTATAATTAAATCAATTTCCTCCCATGTCAGTTTCCAAAATTCATCTATTTCTAAACCTATTTCACCTATAACATATCTAAGTAAATCTCTCCACGTCAGTTCTGCTTTTTTTTTACTTCCTCACCTGTAATCTTCTTTCCGAGAAATTTACTCGTTTGCATAGCTTCAACAATCTTATCAAGCACTCCTTCATATTCATTTATGTATTCTATGAACTCCTCCATACTGCCAACAGAAGTTTCTTCTCCTTTAATTTTACAAGCTGTTACATGCGCAAACCACGCAAGTTGTAAAATCGCATAAACATCAGGCGGAGAAATCATTTTATCACCTTCCCACTTACCATAAATGCCAGTGCTGGCAATTTCATTTAAATCAACTCCTCTTGCAATACAGAATAGTGCCGTTGCATTCGTGCCGAACTTTAGCGAGAAAATTTTCTCACCTACTTTAAGCTCTTTATATCCTGACAGTTCATTCATAAGTTATGATGATGAAGGTATTGTACCTTTTGACAAAGGGCCTGAACTGTTGAATACCGCACTAAGAGAAGCTATTTCATCAACAGGAGCTTTTAGCGAAAACGATTTTAATTTTGCTGCACAACTCCATACCATACCACCGCCGACACCATCTAGTTGTGCCATCTCAAGTTTTGTAATGCTTGTTTTGTTTATCATTAAATCAACAATCTCTTCAGCACTATAAACGCCCGTAGGGTCATAAAGTGCATCAACTGAAATTACACAGCTTCTGCGACCATAATCACTTTCCTCCCAGCCTCCACTATCTTTATCAGACGTCGAGAGTAAATTAACATCTCCATCAAATGTAAAACCAGTTGCGCCTGCAATCGCTTTCCCATCAACGAGAACTCTAAGTTTTGAACCACTAATTTTTGCCATCTCTATTCCCCCTCAATTTTAAAATTTATTACTATTTTGTGTGTTATTATATAACCTGTATCAATCTGTTCAACTGTTGTGTTTCTACGACTAAGTAAAGTCATAAGTAATTCATAATTACTTATTTTAACAGTAGTATTTAATATTTTACTTAATACATCATCTGCAATACTATCCGCAGCTTTATAGGTAGCCATTACACCTGTGTATTTTGTTACCGCAATAATCTCACAACTTACATCATATATGTCACACTCTTTATTTAAGTTCGCAGGTACTAATTCCATATCGCCAATTACAACGTGCGGATATGCAGCATTAGTAGGTGCAATACTATACACAGCTACCGCAGTGCCATTATATGTTATTGCTCCATTAAGTATTGTATATAACCACGTCCTTATGTTTTCAAACGTACTCATCTTTTAAATCCTATTTTTTCAAGTAATTGTAACATATATTTATGTACACGTTCAACAACAGGAAAGAAATAATGCTTTCCTTTTATTTTTTTCATCCATTTTCCTCCTCCAAACTCCTGTACAGCCGCATAATTAACATCAACAACTACTTCACTACTTAATTTATCTGAACTATAATTAGCATGTACAGACCCTCGTAATGTTCCTGTGCGTACAGGCGTTTTCGGTGATGACTTAACTGTCGCAACAATTAGTTCAGAGGCACGAGCAATGATATTCTTACACTCCCGTTTCTTTTTTGCGTCTTGCTCGTTAATCCATTTCCTGAATTTAACTAACTCCTCTTGCGGTAACATTATTTTTACACTATCACTCATTTATACGCCAATATTTTTATTTTCTTCTCATCTTTAATTACCGAGTAAATATAATAATCTTCACTATTATATACAATTTTACAATCAGCC